CCGATGCTTGGTGATGGTAATACTGCCATCTCAACCGCACAGGAGACGATGATCCTGTTCTGGTTGGATTGGAAAAGTCTTCTTGGCCCGCCAGCGCGCGGGCATTTTTTTGGAGGTTGCATGTTTGCTACTGACATCTCACTGAAATACGGCACTCATCAGCCAGAGACGATTCTGGAAACAATGCCGATTGAAGAAGCCTCCGAAATCATCAAGGAGAAGCTTCGTGATGAAGTGCGCCAGGAACTCGAGTGCGAGTATGGCGATCGCCTTTATGAGGCTGAAGAAGAAGCATCAAACTGGGAAAGCAGAGCTGACGACTATGAAAGCGATGCAACTTGCCTGGCTAAGGCCGTAAGGGAGGCTTTTGAATCCGCCAACTTTGAAGATGCAAAGGTAATCCTCGAGCGAGCGATGCACGACTACAAAGGCTATTTCTGAAGACCCGCTACGGCGGGTTTTTTATCGGCCATACATAGGCAGATTTTCGAGTCTGCCCATTTATGACAATCGGCGGCCATCCACCGCCCATTGAAACACTGAATAAATGCGTTGAAGTCTTGTATTAACCGTTCCGTTCGCCGCGATAAGGCCAAGAGGAAATCATGGTAAACCAGCAGCAGATCAGAGAGGCCCAACGGCTCGCGTCGTTCGCGGTACTCCATCGCAATGCTCCGGCTTGGGAAGAAGCAAAGCGCCTTTACGCCGTCGCCATCGGGAGGACTCTTCACTGATGGAAACTTTATTCGCACTCGTCCTGACCGTGGCAATGACCAACGGTGATTATCAGGACGTCATCCTCGGAGTCTACGACAGCCCGCAGGAGTGCAGCCAGGCAGCTTCAGAGCAGAAAGTGTCTGCTGAGTGCTGGCCGGTAGAAAGCATCCTCCGCAACGGCGAGTTCCCGGCGAAATCCATCGCGCAGCACTAACCCCCTATTCAACCGATCGGCCTGGCATTACGCGGGCGGCATCTGCACATCCAAATTTCAGGAGAAACCATGAGCGAAGTAACGGACTTAACTGTCATCGAAATCAAGCCGGAACAGGCTCCGGTGCTTTACGTAGCTGGCGGCCTTGATGCTTATCTCGAGCAAATCCGCCAGGCAGTAAACGAAGTGCCGGACCTGTCCACGAAGAAGGGCCGTGACCGGGTCGCCTCTCTGGCGGCGCAGGTGTCCCGCAGTAAGACTGCAATCGAAAAGCCAGGCCGAGAGTACCTGAAACGCCTGAAAGAAGCTGTGCGCCCCGCTGAGGCCGAAATTAAGCGATTCGTTGATGCCTGCGACGACCTGCGCGACGCGACCCGCCGCCCTCTAACCGAATGGGAGGCCGAGCAGAAGCGCATTAAGGCTGAAGAAGCCATGAACGCGCTGCACGCCGAGGCGCTGGAAATGAACATAAAGTTCGATCAGGAGCTGGCGGCCAAGTTCGAAGCGGACCACGAAATGGCTTTGCTAATGAATAAGGATTTTGACCGTGACCGCGAAGAGCAGCGCCGCCAGGCGGAACAGGCTCAGCGTGATCACGAAGAGCGCATTAAGCGCGAAGCGGCAGAACAAGCCCGCCGCGATGCCGAAGCGAAGCACAAGGCTGAGCTGGAGGCAGCGACACGCCGTGAAGCTGAAGAGAAAGCACGTGCAGAGCTGGCGGAGCGCCAGCGCATTGAGGCTGAACAGCGTGCGGCACGCGAGAAGCAGGAAGCAGAAGAGCGTGCACGACGCGAAAAAGAAGAAGCCGTTGCCGCCGAGCGCCGCCGCCTGGAAGAGGCAGAAGCCGCCCGTCTGGCCGAAGAGCAGCGCAAAGCTGAAGAAGAAGCCCGCCGCGCCGCAGACAAAGAGCACCGCCGCACCGTCAACCGTCGCGTCATCGCCGACCTGATCGCTCAGGGCATCCCTGAAGAATTCGCGCAGAAAGCACTGCTGGCGATCGCTGGCGGCAAAGTGCAGGACGCGCACATCAAATATTGAGGCAACCATGAACGCATACCTCACTTACGACCGCATCGAAGATCGGCGCTGGGTTGAGCAGCAGCTCACCGACGAGAAGGAGAAGTGGATCGACGACCGGGCACAGCAAATCATCGACATGATGCCAAAAGAGCCGTCCGGCCTATTCCACTTCACGGTCCCGATTGACTCCAGCCCATACGAAGGACTTCGCAGCGATGACGCTGGTAAGGCCTACAACGATTTCATTTCGGCAGTTGCTTACGCCCAGGCGGAATACGACTGGGATCACCGAACCGGCTGCCCGTTTTAATTTTGAGGGGATTAACGATGGCAAACGAATTAACAATCACGGCAAGCGCGCTGCAGGAAAAAGGCATCGACGTCGCTACCTGGAGCGCGCTGAAGAACAGTATCTACCCTGGCGCCAAAGACGAATCGGTAATGATGGCGCTCGATTACTGCCGTGCTCGCCAGTTGGATCCATTGCTGAAGCCCGTTCACCTCGTTCCGATGAGCGTCAAAGACTCAAGAACGGGCAAAAGCGAATGGCGCGACGTGGTCATGCCGGGCATCGGGCTTTACCGCATTCAGGCAGACCGTTCCGGCGATTATGCCGGGGCTCGGGAGCCTGAGTTCGGGCCCGACGTAACTCAGACGCTTACTGGTGTCGAGGTGACCTTCCCCCAGTGGTGCAAATACACCGTATTCAAGCGCATGCCCAGCGGCGAGATCGTCGAGTTCAGCGCCAAAGAATACTGGATTGAAAACTATGCCACCGGCGGCCGCGACACCACCTCGCCGAATGCAATGTGGAAAAAGCGCCCATACGGCCAGCTGGCTAAATGCGCGGAAGCCCAGGCGTTGCGTAAGGCATGGCCTGAGATTGGACAGCAGCCTACCGCCGAAGAAATGGAAGGCAAATCGCTGGACGTTGATATCCGTGACGTCACCCCGCGCAGCACCACAGAAGCGCTTCCACCAGCAGCAACAGAAGAAACGCTTCAGGCGATCACCGATCTCTTAACATCGCTGAATAAAGACTGGGAGCAAGACTTCCTCCCGGTGTGCAGTGACATCTTCAAACGGCCAATTCTTGAGGCGTCAGACCTCACTGAAGAAGAGGCACAGAAAGGGTTCAACTTCCTTCAGAAAAAAGCTAAGGCGGCAGCATGACACCAGAAATTATCCAGGCCCGGACCGGCATAGATGTGTCCACCGTAGAGCAAGGTGATGAAGCATGGGCCAAATTAAGGCTCGGAGTTATTACTGCCTCTGACGCTCACAACGTCATTTCCAAGCCTCGATCTGGCACCAAGTGGACAGACATGAAAATGTCCTACTTCCACACCCTACTCGCCGAGGTATGCACCGGCGTAGCGCCAGAGGTTAACGCCAAGGCGCTGGCCTGGGGCAAGCAGTACGAGGAAGACGCACGCACCCTTTTCGAGTTCACCACTGACGTGAAAGTCACGGAGTCTCCGATCCTGTTCCGTGACGAGAGCATGCGCACCGCGTGCTCCCCTGACGGCCTGTGCAGTAACGGGTTCGGCCTTGAGCTTAAATGCCCTTTCACCTCCCGCGACTTCATGAAATTCCGCCTTGGCGGTTTCGAAGCAATCAAGTCTGCGTACATGGCCCAGGTACAGTACAGCATGTGGGTGACCGGGAAAGACGCCTGGTTCTTTGCCAACTACGACCCGCGCATGAAACGCGAAGGAATTCACCACGTCGTCGTTGAGCGGGATCCGCAATACATGTCCGACTTCAACGAAATGGTGCCGGAGTTCATCGAGAAGATGGACGAAGCGCTGGCGGAAATCGGCTTCACGTTCGGGGAGCAGTGGAAATGAAACGCACACCCTTCTACCGCAGGCCCGGGCGAACCGGGCAATTCTCTGGCCTCCGTGAGCGCGTTATCTGGATGATTCAGACGCGTGGCCGACCGGTAACCGGTAGCGAAATCGCTGAGAAGTTTGGCGTAACGCTCATTGAGTTTAACCGGGTCGCCAACGGCATCACCCGCGGCACTGGACAGATAGCGCAGATAGTTGAGTCGGAAAAATGGCTCAACGAGGACGGCATCTGCGACCGCACTTTCGACCTCGTCACGAAGCCGAAGGTTGTAACGCCGCAGGGTAAATCGCGCCTGTTCACCCGGCGCGCTATAGAGCAATCGCAGAAAGGCAGACGGCAGGAGTGCATAGCGCGTGCCGCCCGCCGGAGCCGCCTGATTGCTCAGGGCCTCTACATCGACGAAATGGAGTCAGTGCTATGAAAGCGTGGTCACTCGAAGAGCTTGCGCTGCTGTGGCGACACTCAAACGCTGAAGTCGCGGAGATTACCGGCCGCAGCATTGAAGAGGTCGGAGATAAGCGGCTGAAAACAAATATTGAGCGTAATGGCTGGGATGTTAACGATCCGGAGCGGGAGGATGTATGACCGATTACACCGGCAGCAACACGCCAGCGGATAAGCGCGACCTATGGCGCACTCCACCAGCTCTCTTCGCTTCCCTTGATGCTGAGTTTTGCTTCCAACTGGATGCCGCCGCTGCGCCGCATAACGCGCTGTGCCGAAAGTTCATCACAGCCGAGCAGAACACGCTGGAAACGCCGTGGGCTGATTACCTGAGTATTCCCGGCTACGTCTGGCTAAATCCCCCTTACAGCGATATCACGCCTTTCGTGAAGAAGGCTGCAGCGGAGAGCAAGAATCAGATCGGCACCGTCATGCTGGTTCCGGCTGATACTTCCGTCGGATGGTTCAAAGAGGCTATCCAGACCGCCAGCGAGGTGCGTTTCATCACCGCCGGGCGGCTGGCATTTATCAACCCGGTCACCGGTAAGCCAGTATCGGGAAATAATAAAGGGTCGATGCTCATCATCTGGCGACCGTACCCACGTACACACTGCCACTTCGCAACTGTGGATCGGGACGAACTGATGGCTTTCGGGGCGAAACTTCTCGCCCGCCGGGAGGCCGCATGACGCCAGCAAATGAAAACGCCGTCCGCGGCGCGCTGCTGTTCCCGGCTGCCAGACATGCGCTGAGTGCCAGGGCGTGATCGAATTGAAGAATAAGCAGAGGGGGATGTGATGCCGGGAAAAGTCATTAAGGGTGAGCGCTTCCAGATTGGCGAGGTATGGCAGTCGCCACGCGGCTTCCTCTACAAAGTTGTCGATGTTGCAGGGAAAGAGGCGGTCCTTCGCTTGGGGACTCATGGCCTTGGGCGAAAAACGAAGCGATGGGTTGACGCCATCAGTGGTTGGTCGCTGTATGTGAAGGAGGAGTGATGGATTACAGCAAGTTGAGTGATAAGGAAGTTAATCGAAAGGTTCAGATAGCTTCAAGACTAATTGGTTCACTGACGGGAAGAGGCGTCCTAATTGTCAGGGATGGAAAGTGGGAATTCTTCGATCCATGCAACAACCCGGCGGATGCTTGGCCGATTATCACCGCAAATAAAATCAGCATTTACGCAATGAGCGAAGCGGACAAAAGAGGCGGTTGGGGGGCCGAGGATTTTCATCCCAACGATGCATATAGCTTTAACGATAACCCACTTCGTGCCGCAATGATTGTCTTCCTCATGATGCAGGAGCCAGCCAATGTTCAGGATAATCCAGCCTAATACCTAGTACGCCGATCCCCACGGCGCGCCATGCAAAATCCTCCACGCTACCCACGAAGTAGTCCACTACATCCGCAACGGCCGCACCTGCATCGCCAGCATGGGCCGCTTTAACCAGGATTTCGAACCGCTGACTAAATTACAGGCCGAGCGGATCGCCGAAGAAATCGAAACAGCAGAACACCTGAAGAAGCTGCGTGCCCAGCGCGCGGCGTAAGGAGATGCTATGCGCATTGAAGAGTTACCGAAGCTACCGAAGCTTTTCCGCGTTATCGAGGTTGATCTGGATGTGCTACGCAATGGCATTGGTTCAGGTTGGGGAGTGATTTTCGACCAGGACGCCATAGTTAAGCGAAAAGTCCGCCGAGTGAAGCATGACGGTGGCTGGAAATGGCAACTGGTTCGGGAATGGCACGATCAGGAGTTGTGGGATTACTGCTTCGAGCAGGACCGAGAATGCCTTGAGAACCTCAACTACGACCTTGGCTTATTGCGTTGACGCAACTGATAGCCAGTTATGAGCTGGCTATTGGGTGCGAATGCACTGCCACGTTATCCCCCTTTCAGCCCTCCATTGCGAGGGCTTCTTTTTGCCTGGAGAACGCAGTGGAACAATACAGCATCACTCTCAATCAGGCCTGCGCAATGCTGGGCATATCCAGACCAACAGCTGCGAACTGGATCCGCACCGGCAGACTGCAGGCAACCCGAAAAGACCCATCCAAACCAAAATCCCCTTACCTCACTACCCGACAGGCCTGCATTGCGGCGCTCAAGTCACCGCTGCATACTGTCCAGGTGAGCGCGGGCGATGGCATACGAGAGGAATTAATATGTCACTCTTCCGCAGAGGTGAAACCTGGTACGCCAGCTTCACATTGCCGGACGGCAAAAGATTTAAGCAGTCTCTTGGGACAAAGGACAAAAGGCAGGCCACGGAACTCCATGACAAGCTAAAGGCCGAAGCCTGGAGGGTGAGCAAGCTCGGTGAAGTGCCTGACATGACATTTGAGGATGCCTGTGTGAGGTGGCTTGAGGAGAAGGCGCACAAGAAGTCGCTGGATGATGACAAGAGCCGGATCGGATTCTGGCTCCAGCACTTCGCAGGCATGCAGCTGAAGGACATCACTGAATCGCGGATCTACGCCGCCATACAGAAGATGACTAACCGGAGGCATGAGGAAAACTGGAAGCTGATGAGCGCGGCGCAGACGAAGAAAGGGAAGGAAGCACCTGATTACGTACCTCGCCCGGCATCGGTGGCGACAAAGGCCACGCACCTTTCGTTTATCAAGGCGCTTCTCCGCGCGGCAGAGCGTGAATGGAAGATGCTGGATAAGGCACCGATCGTAAAGGTTCCCCAACCGAAGAATAAGCGTATCCGGTGGCTGGAGCCGCACGAGGCCAAAAGGCTGATTGATGAATGCCCGGAGCCGTTAAAGTCTGTTGTCGAGTTTGCGCTGGCTACAGGACTTCGTCGGTCGAACATCATCAATCTGGAGTGGCAGCAGATTGACATGCAGCGCCGGGTGGCGTGGATACACCCGGAGCAGAGCAAATCGAATCAGGCCATTGGCGTGGCACTGAATGATACTGCATGTCGCGTGCTGAAAAGACAAATAGGAAGTCACCACAAATGGGTGTTCGTCTATAAGGAGAGCTGCACTAAGCCGGACGGAACGAAAGCGCCAGCAGTGAGGAAAATGCGGTATGACGCCAACACTGCCTGGCGGGCAGCATTAAAACGAGCAGGCATCGAGGATTTCAGGTTTCACGATCTGAGACACACCTGGGCAAGCTGGTTAGTTCAGGCCGGAGTCCCGATATCTGTACTGCAGGAAATGGGCGGGTGGGAGTCTATTGAAATGGTACGCCGGTATGCGCACCTGGCACCAAATCACCTGACCGAACATGCCAAGCAAATCGACTCGATTTTTGGCGATTGTGTCCCAAATCTGTCCCATATGGAAAACAAGGAGGGTACGAATAACACGTAA